TACCAATGACCCTTCTGCATTATTTGCAGGGTTCTTGGATTTAGATAAAAAGCAACTGTTTGTGTGGGATGAATTCTATGAAAAAGGATTGTCCAACAAACAGATAGCATCCAAGGTTGAATCAATGGGATATATCAAGGAAAGAATCACTGCTGATTCTGCTGAACCAAAGTCTATTGATGAATTGAAAATCTTACATATGCACGTTTCAGGAGCAAAGAAAGGAAAAGATTCAATCAATAATGGTATTCAGTGGATTCAGGACTTGGAAATTATCATCCATCCAAGATGTGTGAACTTCCTGACTGAAATCAGTAACTATACATGGGGTGTTGACAAGTTTAATCATAAATTGAATGTTCCAGTGGATGACTTCAATCATCTGATGGATGCAATGCGGTATGCATTGGAAAAATACATCCTTGGAAATACATGGTTGTATTAAGAAAGGCGGTCAATATGCTGATTGGTGACAATGAAATAAATGCAGTAGTTTTTTACGACCGCACAACCAAAGAATTGTGTGCAATGGTTACAGATAATGAATATACGATTCCTGAAAACTGTGAAATAGCAGTATTCAGTGAAGGTACAGAACCATTATTCAAAGATGAAGATGGTATAGTCAAATTAAAAGGTGCAATTATAGAAAGGTGGTGAAATAGATGTTATCAGAAGCAGAAATTATTCAATTTATCAATGAAGATAAAGTATCAACAAAAAAGAGCCTTGCGAAAATAGGACAAAAATATTATGAAGCAGAACATGACATTCTGAATTACAGGTTGTTCTATTACAATGCTGATGGAAAACTTGTAGAAGATACTACAAGAAGTAATATCAAGATTTCACATCCTTTCTTCACAGAATTGGTTGACCAAGCGGTTCAATATATGCTGTCAGGTAAAGATGGATTTGTTAAAACAGATATTCCTGAACTACAGGACAGGTTGGATGAATATTTTGATGATGACTTCCAGTCTGAATTGCATGATGTTCTGACAGGAGCAATGACCAAAGGTTTTGATTATATGTATGCATATAAGAACAC